ACTTTATACAGAGACTAATATCAGTGGTATTTTGTCTGATTCTCAAAATGCTGGTGTTAGCCACTGGACAAATCTTAATGCTGGTGCTGACCTTACTTCTCAATATTTTGCAATGGAGATTGGTATTTATGAAAGTGGTGCGGATTTAAGTGGTTGCGGATTTCTTGCTCCATTGTGCTTGAGGATGCAAATTGATGGAACAAACGGCCCTACCGCAAAAAGACAGTATCAAATGTATTTGAGGTCGGAGGGCGGTGGAAGTGACCCTGATGGGTTGTTTGCTGCTTATACTACAAAGTCTATTGGTATGGTGGGAAAATCAAGTGCAGCAGTAAGCCACGTTATTCCTATCGAGATTGAACACAGCAGTGGTGCTGGAACTTATTATATTATGGTAAGTGATGCAGCTTAAAATCTAATGGCTTTAGCCGTGTGCCATTAAACACGGCCTTTTATTATAATTGAGGAGATAGAAATGAAGATTAAAACGAATGTGGTATTAAAAAATATGGATGGTATTGGAATGAAGGACGTTGTTGAAGGAAAAGCTATAGATGCAACATTGAAATTAGCAATAGTAAATGGATTACTTGCATCCACACAAAAACAAGATTCTGGCATTGAAAAGGTAAAGAAGTATGAACTTGCTCGTAAAGTTTATGCTAACGATGAAGTAGAATTAGATGAAAATGAAATTAAACTCATTAAAGATTGTGTTGGTGCTGCATTTCCTTCACCACTGATTGTCGGGCAGGTTTTTAATTTATTAAAAGTTTGAGACGGATAGAAACAATTTGTTTCTGTCTCCGAAGGGGAAAGTGGTTTGACTTCGGTTGAGCCACTTATCTCCGATTTTGGAGGAAAAATTATGGCAGCAGAATGTTCAGTGAGCATCGTTGCAACTTTAACTGGGTTAGGAAAAAATCTTGAATTTGCTGAAAAGTTTTCTACAACTACTCCTACATTAGTTACATATAATTACGATAGTATTGGCACTGATGCAGAAGCATTAGATATAAGCGATATTGCTGCGGTTGAACTTATTATAATAAAAAATGTTAGTGCTACTAATTATGTAGAAATAGATTGTAATTATTCTTCTGCTTTTAGTGCAGATATTCAACTTGCTGCTGGAAAGGTAGCTGTATTTAAGCCCTCTGGGGTTGTTCAAGTTAAAGCCAATACTGCTGCTGTTCTTGTAGAATATTGGGCAATCGGCACGGCCTGACAGGAGAAATTATGTCAAGTTTAATTCTCGATTTTACTACAATAACCAAAAGAGTCAGTGACTTTCTTGGATTTACCAGCACCTATGATACTGCTATTACGGGAGCAAATCTTACAAGATGTAAAGATATAGTATATCGTGCATATAGAAGATATTTGTTTCCTACTGATATGAAAACAGGTCAGATTTATGTTTGGAGTTTTCTTCATAAAACTGGGACTTTAGTTACAGAAAAAAGTAAATGGCAATATTCTTTGCCTGCTGATTTTATAGGGTTAATATCTGGATTTAAGTTTAATTCGGGGGAGAATGTAAGTAATCCTAAAAAGATTGATATTTCTAAATTAAGAGCATTTAGAAATGCTTCTATTGCAGAAACAGATAATCCCGAATACTACGCTATTGTTCCTGGGTTATTTAGTGTAGAGACTGGTTTATCTTATGATGTGTGGTTTCATAAAACTCCAAATACTTCATTGACTTATAAATATGAGTATATTTTTGAGCCAGAGAAGCCCATTGAAACTACAGATTTATTTGTGGGTGGGATAAAAGGTTCTGAAGTAGTTTTACAATGTGCATTAGCAGCAGCAGAATTACAGGAAGATGAAGTAGCTGGCCCACAAGAAGCAAAAGCAGCAATGATGTTGGATGCCTTTATTTCTTATGATATGCAGTATATGTCTAATCCAGAGATAGACCCAAATATATTGTCTGATATGCCAGCTTTTAGAAAAGCAAATATGTTAAGACAAATCAAACCAGAAGGAACATAATGGCAAGTTTAATTCTGAATTTTGAAGATTATTATAAAGAAGTAGCAAGGTTTTTAGGTTGGGGGACTAATCCTACAGACCAACAATTAGAAAATGCAAAGAAATTTGTTTATCGTGGATATAGAAATTTTATTTTTTCAATAAACTTGACAACCGGCAGAAAACACGTCTGGAGTTTCCTTAAAAAAGTTTTAATAATTACTACAGTTAGCGACCAATGGCAATACCAATTACCATCAAATTTTAAGGAATTTGTTACTGGTTTGAGTTATGGTAGAAATTCAGGGGATAATTTGCTTACAAAAGTTAGCCCAGAACATATTTTGAATTTAAGGACTACATCTATTGTAAATTCCTATCCTTTTTGCTATGCTTTGATTCAACCCAATTATACACCGGAAACAGGAAATAACTGGCAACTATGGGTTTGTGGAAATCCTAATGGTGCATATGATTTAATTGGTGTTTATATTATAAATCCAGAAAAACCTACTCTTGATACAGATGTTTTAGTTGGCGGAGTTGAAGCGTCAGAAGCAATTATGGAATCCTGTTTGGCTGTAGCAGAGCAAACAGAAGATGGAATAGAGGGACTTCATACAAAACGTGCGGAAGAATTGATTCAGAAACTAATTAAACAAGATAATAGAGATATTCCCGAAACTGTTGGATTAAATTTAGATGTAGTTAAAGTTGAAAGAAAGCGTTACATTGAATCGTTAGATGATTCAGATGTATATAACGAATAAGGATTTATTATTTGAAAATGCGATAGTAGGATTCACGCAGAAAGAGAGATTAAAATGAGTTCAGGAAACTGGGACAAAGAACGTAAAAGAAATTTTGAATTACAGAAACGTAGAGTAAGTGCAGATTATACAATTAAAACAGGACGTAGTGCTGATAGTGGAATTTTGGACAATCCTGTTGCAATATATGACCCCGCCGATGATATTGCAATTACTTTGCCAGACGGGTCTTATATCGGGCAGGAAGTAATGGTGGTTGTAGAATCTAATGATGATACCAAAGATGCAGTTCTTACAGTTAGCTCAAGTTCAAGTGCAAGTGAAGATGTTATTACTCTTGAAGATGCTGGTGAATATGTAAAATTGATTTGGAACGGGACGGACTGGGATATATTACAATATGAGGGATGTAGTTTAGCATAGGAGATTTTATGTCAGGGCCAATACTGCCAATTCCAAACTGGTTAATAAAAATATTAAGTATTTTATATTATCCTATTTGGAAAGTAAGGGTTTGGTGGAAAGGATTATGAAATTATTTGCAATATTAGGAATTTATTGCATAATAAGAATTGTGGTTTTAGTTAGAAAAATAATTAGAGGTAAATAAAATGTCCAAAAAAGCAAATACTCTTTTGAATATAGTTCCTTCTGCTGGGGGTAGTGTTAGAGTAACTATTGCTTCAAATGCAGGTCAAGGCAACGGCGGAAATTCTTTACCGTGCAAGAAATGTTGGATTGTTGGCGATAGTGCTAATACAGGAACTGTTAGAGTAGAAATTGGCGATGCCTGCGGTTCAACAGAAGGAATCCCTGTTCCTGAATTTGGAACTAATCATTTTGTTTTAGATTTAGAAATAGATGATGTATCTAAACTTTATTTCTATGGTTCTGTAGATGGAGATAAAGTAGATATTTTATACAGGCGTTAATATTAAATTCAACAAAGGACGTTACAATGGAAAGTTTATTGACTGGATTTTTAATTATTGTTGGGGGATATGACTTATATTTGGTTTTTAAGAAGAAACACACTATAAGTCAAAAAGTCCACGATTGGTTTACTGGTGATAAAAAGTGGCTTGATTATGTCATACTTTGTAGTATTTTAGGATTAACTTGGTGGGTATTTGGCCAAGCAGCATTTAATCGAGTTATGATTGGCACAATTTTAGGACATTGGTTTTGGAACGAATAAATGGCTGATGATAAAATAATTATAGAATTTGGGTTACCAATAAAGGGGTTTAGTGAAGGATTCCCCGTTGAAAACCAACCTGCTAATACTTCTGGTAGTATGAACAATGTTAGACCAACAGATGTTCTTGAGGGCCGGATTAGATTAGGGCAAAGGCCTCCCCTTGATAAGTGGGGGGCAGGCACGCTAATAGGCGGAGCGGAACAGCCAGTGGTTGCTATGTGTATTGTATCAAGTATTGAGTAATGTCATTTCGTAATTTAACAAACAATGGCGTATGGATTGCTGATGCTGGCATATTCACATTTGATTTTAATTTTAAGTGTGATGCAGGTGGCATAGTTTACCACGACTTATCTTTTTACAGTTGGGGATGGAAAGTAGCAAATAATGGTCAAAAATATTTTAAGGATGAAGCTGGAAATGATTATTGGGTAGAGCAAATAATTGATAGTGAAGAGAGCTACTATTTATATGATAATAATTTTTCTATTAAACCATCAGTGGAAGGAACGTGGTGTTGGGGTGGAACAGTTCCTGGCTATCTTGTTAATACTGAATATTTGGGAAATGATGTAATCAGATATTATATTCAGGTAATTGAAGCCGTTCCACCAGGAATATATTATCTTAAAGCATTGCGTGAATCAAGACACACAGGGCAAATAACATAATTATGCCTACAAAATGTGCTAAAGTTAATATAATTGCCGATGGAACAGATTCAGCAAATGAACCTCCATCTCCTTATGGTGTTCCTGTCGGGGGTTATAATCCAGATGGTTCTCCAACTGCAAAGAATCTAATGATTTCTTCAATTAGAAGATTGGTAATAGCAGCAGAAAATGCAATATATTATGAAAGTGTTGGTGAAGTTGAGGATGATTGATGTCAATTGTTGTTGAAAGTGCTGTATATTAAAAGGAAATATAATGGCAGAAATTGATTATTTTTACTCTTCAAATGCAAATGCTGGATTAAATTATAATGAAGATATTCACGGAGAAATATTTGTTGCGTCTCAAAACTATGCAACAAATAAAGTTTCTGCTAAATTATGGGTGTATGAATCATTTGGTGTTCCAGATACAGTCTATATAAGTCTTTATTCGGTTGCTGATGGAGAGCCGGATGAAGTTTTAGCTTATGGAGAAATTGAAGGTTCTGAATTACCAACTTCAGTTCCTTCTTCAGCAACGGAAGTTGAATTAAATAGTATTGTTGAATTAACTGAAGGAACTTTATATGCTATTATAGTATCTGTTGTTTATGGAGAGGGGGTTGAATATGGTGGATTGATGTATCGTTATTATAATGGTGATGTTTATGATACAGGTTATGCAATATGTTCTGAAGATGGTGGAGAAAATTGGACTCCTTTATCCTTCGATTATACTTTTGGTGTTTTTGCTTATTTGCCGGAAAAGCCCGTTAATCCAACTCCCTCTGATTCTGCTATAGAGGTTTCAATACGATTACAAACTATATCGTGGGAAAACGGCGGAGGAGCAACAGGGTATAATGTTTATTATGGAGAATCAGGAAATTTACAATTAGTTTCTTCTGGGCAATCTGGAACATCTTTTACTGTGTGGGGAGTTTCAAATGGTTCTCCTTATGATTATGAAATTATAAGACAATGGAGAATTGATGCAGTAAATCAATATGGAACTACGGTTGGAGATATTTGGACATTTACTACAAAAGTATTTGATGCTCCAATACCTTCTGAAGATAGTGAAGGGAATTATACAGCAGAAAATTTTGTTATACCTTCAATAAAAAGATTAGTAACGGCTTCTAAAAATGCCATATATTATGAAAGTTTATAACAATGTCAATTTCACTGACAGATAGAACTATTGTAAAACGGTTAATTGCTATCGGCAGTGATTCTTTATGTTACGAGGGAACTGGTGTGAGTGCAGGAACATTAGTAAAACTTGATAATTCTGATGGCGACATTGACACAAGCAATTATCTTGAAATGTGTGAAGCGTATCAGAAAGTATTTATTGTTAATGGGACAAATCTCAAAGTTGCCGATTTTGTAAATATAAAAATTACTACTGATGATATACTTCCGGCAGATAAAACTATTCCATTGAAGGGGGATATTTTAACTGGTGGAACATCTGAAGCCAAAATGGTAGTTGATTTTATCACTGCAACTGATGGGGCTTGCAGTATTTATGGGTATAGAACTACTGATGAAACTTTTGCTGATACTGAAACAGTTACTGGGACTAATGATAATGGAGATATATCTTTTGAATTAAATGCCAATGAAACATCAGGCCCACTTTGGTATGATTGGACAGTCTATTCAGGAGATACTACAAACTATGGAACTTTACCGGAACAAGCATATTTAATTGCTTTATACAGAGGTAGAGTAGTAGTTTCGGGCGATTTTCAACATCCACATCAATGGTGGATGAGCAAAATTGGAGACCCCTGGAATTATAATACAGCAGGAACAGATACTATTGATGCGGTAACTCATACTAATTCTGATGTTGGAGAACTTGGCGATATAGTTACTGTTTTAATTTCATACAAAGATGATTTTTTAATTTTTGGTTGTGCTAACTCTATTTGGGTTATGGTTGGAGACCCAAGAGCACAGGGTCAATTAGCGGAAATGTCATTAACTACTGGAATTTGGGGTTCAAGAAGTTGGTGTTTTGATAGTAATAATAATTTCTATTTTTTAGGAAATAATGGAATATACAAAGTAGCAGTAAGTGAATCATTCGGTGCTCCAGAAAATATTTCACAATTAGCATTACCAAATTTTATTGCTGACTGGGATTTGGATAAATCATTGCATCGAGTATCAATGGCTTTTGACCCAGCAAGAAATGGAATATTGATTTGTAAAACTACGTTAGCTGATGGAACTAATTCAAATTATTTTTATAGTTTAACTACTGGAGGATTTTATCCTGAAACTTATCCTAAAGAATGTGCTGCATATTCTTTATTTTATTATCCTGCCAATGATGATACTTATAAAAATTTATTGGTAGGATGCACAGATGGTTATATAAGAGAATTTCTTGATAGTGAAAAAGATGATGATATTGGCGATACAAATGAAGCTATATCAAGTTATGTTGTTTTACCAATAAAATTGATTGCAGAGAATGAAGATAAAGAAGGAAAACTTCTTTGGTTAAATGGAGTAACTGCTGGCGGAGCTTCTGGTGGGGATTTCTTGGATTCAGATTCAGTTGATTGGTCAATTTATGTGGGCGATGATGCTGAAACAGTATTAGAAGATATTAAAGATGGTGCTATAGCTTTTGCAACAGGCACTTGGTCTGGAACAGGAAAACAAAGTAAATCAAGAATGAAAGCACGTGGAACATATATTGGAATAAAATTAGCTAATTCAACAGCAAGTGAAACTTGGGCAATAAATAAAATATTTGGAGAAGTTAAATCGGCAGGTAGATTAAAATAAATTGAGGTAATAATATGGCTTATAGTTTAAATAGTGTTATTTCATATCTTCAAGCTAAAGAAGCTCAAGCATACAAAGCTAATCTTGAGCGAAAAGAGATAATAGAGGAAATGTATGATGAAATGATTGCAAGATATGGTGCTGGTGGAACTTTTGGTGCTGGATATAAGGCAGAACTGGAAACAGCAAAAAAATCTGCTATAAGTTCTGCAACTCAAACAGATATTTCAAGAGGATTGTATGGAGTAAGTCCTTATGAGGCAACTTGGGAAAAAGAAGTTGGTGCTCCTGCAAGATTAAAACTTGAAGATATTAAAATGGAAAAATTGACTGCTGCCGAACAAGCTAAAGCAGGTTTTCTGGAAAGAATAGAAGAACCTTATCCTGATTATGGTTTAATTGCTTCATTGGCTGCACAAGCTGCCCAAACTCCCACAACCACAGGACTTGGTATGCCAACGAGTAGATTACAAACTTGGGAACAGCAATTTTCACCTACTTCAACAACTCCTTCTTATTATGGAAGTTCTGGATATACAGGTTCTGCATATGGTGGTGTAACTCCTACAAGCTTACATTACAGCAATGTTACACCTACAGCTACCACTTATGGATATTCAACTTCAGGTGCTTCCGCACCTGTAAAAACAAATGAAGAATATTCTACTTATTTATCTAATCTTGCTAAAACACAAGGAACAGGTGTTGTTTCTGCAACACCTTCTGAATATTCTATTATACAAAAAAGATTACAAGATTTATATGGTAATACTAAAGCAACTAAAAAAAGCAGCACTAAAACACCAACTGTTGCTTATGGTTATTCTCCATATGGTGCTGGTGGATTTTAATGAGTAGAATAGGAATACCTAAATCTGCTGATAAAGCAACACGAATTGCTTTACAAAAATTTGCTGCTGCTTTTGGAAAAGACAAAAGCCCAACTTTTGCTTCATTTATATTATCTGATTTAACTGCTTCTCGATTAGTTCAAACAGATGCAAATAAAAAATTATCTTCTGTTTCTAATTTAGCTTCCTGGATTGCTGGAACTGAAAATGAAATAGACATCACTAATGATAGTGATGGAACAATTACGATAGATTTATCAGACACAATAAATCTTGGAAATAGTGTTTAAGGGGAAATAATATGGCACATAAAACATTACAATTACGTAGAGATACAGCAGAGAATTGGACGAACAATGACCCAACATTGGCAGAGGGAGAAATAGGGGTAGAAACAGATACTCTTAAATTTAAGATTGGTGATGGTTCGACTGCTTGGACAGGTTTGGGATATGCTGCTACTACAGCAGGAGATATTGCTGAATTAGTAATGGACACAATGGGGACAGCTTGGCAAGATACAAATTCAATAGATATAACATATACTGATGGGTCAGACCAAATAGAAGCAGATGTTAAAATTTCTGAAAGCCCTGGTGATGTTACATTGAGCATTGAAGCGGATGGATTAAAGGCGGATATTGATGCTATTGATTTGGGGGCTTCTACATAGTGGCCTATAAGAATTTACAATTAAGGCGAGATACGGCTGCGATTTGGACGAATAATAATCCAACTCTTTTAATCGGAGAGATTGGTTACGAAACGGACACAAATAAAATTAAAATAGGAGACGGAAGCACCGCCTGGGATTCTTTAAGTTATTTATCAGGAGTAAGTGGGGTTGATACAAGTGGAACTCCCGAAGCAAACGATTATGCAAGATTTACTGATGTAGATACTATTGAAGGTAGAAATTATTCTGAAGTTAAAACAGACCTTTCATTAAATCTTGTAGAAAATACTGCCTTATCAACGTGGGCGGGTTCTACTAATATTACCACACTTGGAACGATAACAACTTGTGGCGGAATTACACTCACAAATGGTGGAACTATAACAAGCACCGGATTAACTGTTGATTACAACACGCTTTTTGTAGATTCTATCC